CTTGGCGCTCACTAATATACTTTTGAATATCCTCATTATCAAGCAATTGACTTGCCTGAGAACGTGCAGATTGAGGCGAATAACCAGCCCTTATTGCTGCCTGTGTTGCATTCAGGTCAATCAAATATTCATCGCAGAATTGTCTTTGCTGTGAAGTCAAAATGTTTAGTTATGTTTAGTAATTATCCAAATATACAAATAAAAACATAAACAGCTATAATGGCTGTTGTTAGTATGGTTATTTTCATGATCTACTATTTACAAACCCAGTCATATAATCATCAACGATTATCCATTTTTGAGCACTCTTTCTTTATACTATCAATTTGATTTTGATCTAGTATACTGTTTCTTTTATTCAATTCATTTATAACTCTTTCGTTATCATTAATATCCAATAATCTGTGCCCTTTAGCACTATTACACCCCATACAAGCTGTAATTAGGTTTTGAACAATACTAAGGCCACCTTTATCTACAGGAATAATATGATCTATTGTGAGTTTAACCTTGTCCTCAATCGAGGATAGTCCGCAATAAACACATTTAAAATTATCTCTCTTAAATATAGTAAAGTTATTTATCTTTTCAAATTCGCGATTCTCAAAGGAATATGCCCTGTTACATTCCTTTGAACAAAAAACTTGCTGTTGAACTTTTTTAACAAAACCAACTCCGCATCTTTTGCAGGATGCCGGTGTGAAATCAGTTACGCTTTTTCTTTTCATGATTGTTGACATTTGAGATAAATGTTCATCACAACAAACAGATGGATGCTTTCTATCTGGCTTTAAATCTTTACCGCAAATCTCACAGTAAAAATAAACTTTTCTTTTAAGTCTAAAGTGTATACTTTCCATTAAATAACAAACCCCGCTAACGCTAACCGGCCAGGGATAGAATCAACAGGGTTGTTTAAAGTCTTTATTTGCATTCTGGCCAATGCTATTAGTTATGCTAATATAGTAAATAATTACCAAATAGGCAAGGATAGGTATCTTTCTATAACTAAAATTGTCTCATCAAAACCAACCGAGAAAGTAGCATAATAACCATCACCTCTTAATATTTCAATACTTTGGTTTTGGCTCCTTAAATGGTTGTTAGACTTTAAAGTAATTCCATCTTTAAGAAATGGGCTCTCGCCATCCTTTTTTAACTCTATTACAAGCCCGTGGTAGGGTTTTCTTGCTTTCAGTATGGTTATGTCTAACACCTTCATATCAGGTGCCTGAGATGCTCTAATTGTAGCTATATTGATAGGTAAATGTAACCCTGCTGCGAAATCTGTTTGAAAATATAATAATGGATGATTATGTCTAAGCCATTTTGAAACTTTTGATTGTACCTTTGATTCGGTTGTAGTAGACTTTTCTCTTTTCTTTACCGGTAATGAGTGCATAGGCATTAATTCGGATAGTTGTTTTTTGGTGAGGTTCATGGGTTAAAACAATTTGCATTTAAAAATTCTTTCAATTCTGTTATTGATTTCCCTTTGACAAGAATCCCCTAATTCCAAAAATACATCCCTTAATTCCGGAGCATGGCTTTTGAGAGACTTTGCTCTTTTGTTAAAGTGGTTTCTAAATTGAATTAAATCTGCATGGGTTAGTTTTTTCAACCCGTCTTCGTATTCAGAGTATATCGGCTTTTTTTCTATCATAATTTCAACATTACTTTAATTTGTTCATCAGTATAACCTTCTTTGGATAGGGCAAGGCATTTGTCCCTTTTGATGATGTAATTAGTTAACCATTCCGGCATTATGAATACTTTAGGTTTGGCCTTATAAGTGGACTTACCTAATGTATCTTCGAATAACCCACCGTTTGAGTTTGGTATGATTTTACGGGGTGGCATGGTCTTTAATTGTTTTACCTGTCATTAACAAAACCAACCATTCTAACTCTTCTTGGGTTTTAATTCCAACTCCTATTTTATGAGTTCCATTAAAATATGCCCAGCCATCGCTATAATGGGCAATCGTGAAATATGGACCCAATTTATAAACTAAGTATTCATTAAATTCAAAGCCTAGTTCTTCAAGGATACTAGTTGTTATTAATCTATTTTTCATTACACAGCCTCCTTAGTTACCTGTTGATCCGTAACCACCATCTCCTCTTTCGCTTTCACTCAATTCATCTACTTCCTCAAATGATACCTGAGGATAAGGCATGATGATCAGTTGGCCGATACGGTCGCCGACTTTGTATGATTGGGAATATGTTTTATCAATGGGGTCTAATCTCATAACATCTTTTTCAATTCCAGATTCTCTATAAATACCATATTTAAAAAATATTTCACCTCTATAACCGCTATCTACAATACCACAATGGTTGGTAAGTATTAAATCCTTGCTTGCATTACTACTACGAGGCACAAGCATCATAAAATAACCTTCAGGTATTTCAAATGCTAATCCAGTAGCATAACAGATATTACCATATTGATCGGTAGTTTTACTTACCGCGGTCAAATCCATTCCGGCATCCCCTGGCTTAGCGTATTGTGGAATTTTACTATCTGGATGCAACCTCTTAATTTTAATTACTAATTTTTCTCCGCTATCATTTTGCATATTTCTATAAAATAAGATTGTTTATATTTGTTTTTCATGTGGTTGACATCTTTATGCAACCACTGTATGTTATCTATTGTATACCCAAGATTAGAATCTATTCTATCTAAAGAGGCGGTTTTTAATCTTCGCTTTGACCTATTGTAATCAGTGGTCTGCTTTATAAAACAAAGATTTAAACCAGTTAGAGCGCATTTAGAATCTTGTTATCGTAATAAAAAATCGGCTAAGTCTCTAAAATTTAAGCTGCTTCTTTAAAACCTCAATTTCGGTCTTTAGCTCTTTATTTTTAATCAAAAGCGAATTTCTTTCATCTATACTTAGCTTTAACATATGTTTAACCTGTTCAAACTTATTGAAATACTTTCTAAGCAATTCAATTGATTTTTGAATAAGAACAAGACGTAACTTTTGCTTTTTAGATCTGTCGCTTTCACCTTTATCCTGTTCATGTTTAACAACGTCTAAATACATTTCAGCAATTGCACCATCTGATAATATGAGTGATTCGGTCGCCTGTATAACATTATCAAAATTTAAGGCATAATACTCTGAAACGGCTCTGTAATGTGTTACTAAATCCTTATCAGGCTCAGAGCTTAAACCATTATAAAGATCAAGCTGGCTAAGCGTCTCTAACTTTTCGTTATTACCCGGAAATGGATTTTTTAAAGACGGGCTGTAACTTGGTCCACTGTAATTAAAAAGGAGGCTCTTCATCGTCAAAATTGTTACTTAATGGCATTGTAAAATCTTTTGTTTCGGGTATGTTTAATTCTTCGTGCTCAAAACCATATTTATTCACGCCGTCTATAACTTCATAATACCTATTGCGTTTCCAATCAAAGAATAATTTACACATTCCCTTAAAAGATACACCCTTAGGCTTGGCTTTATCAATGTAAACATGGGTTTCATTTTCTTTGTACTGCCATCCCGAATTGTCGGATAGGCTTGGATGCGGTCTCCAAAGTGTTATCCATGTCATTGATTTACGGAATGCAGCCTGGCCACCTGCTGCTTGCCTAGGTAATGGCTTTGGATAATAAGTAAACCCTTTTTCTGTTATCGCTTGCTGACTGGTAGGGTGTATACTTAAAAAGAAATGCCTGTTTGATAATCTACACTCACGTCTAAACCAAGAATACAACCACTCAATGTATAAATCCTGCCTGGTACCAAATTTACGCATATCATGCTCTAATTCATTATAAGGTTCACCAACTATGATGTGAACCTTACGCTGATTTTCCTTTTGCCAATCATCTGCATATTTAAACAGATCTTCAATAGAATATCCTTTACTGTCTTGCGGAAGAACGAAATATTGATTAAGCCATTCTAATGCAATATAAAATTCTGTATCATCAATTGGATTATAATCAGAAATCAACATTGACTTGCCAGTGTATTTATAAATTAGTTCAGCAACAATTTGTTCAGTATTACCAGTCTCGGGAGAGTAAATAAGACTTACATGCCCAAATTTTATCGCTTGATTTATACAGCACTCTAAAATAAACTCTGACTTACCATGTCCAGGTTCAGCTAACACGGTAGTATAAGAACCTAGCTTAATGCTGTATAATTCGTCAAGGCACTTAAAGCCGGTGTTAAACCCCCTTGTTAAACCTTCTGTCCTTAACTTTTCAATTTCAGGCAAGAAGTCCATTATATTTTTAATTGGCATAACTTAGTTGGTTAGGTTGCTTACAGCTACTGATTTGTTAAACTGGTTACTTGACTTATCCCTTTCACACCATGTTGATAATCTACGTGAAGTATCAAATGTCTTTTCTATTTCAAATCTCATCTTAGTATTAATATGGTTTGGTTCGCTCCAGTAGTCGTAAAACCTCTTTACCATATCGGCTGAATATTTCCCATTTGGGTTAGATTGAGTCTTCACGAAAACAAATAATGACTCTTTAAAATTTTTAGCTCTATCTAATAGTTTACTATTAGATTTATTAACATTATTGTTTGGTGTCATTTGCGTTTCATCTGCGTTTCGCTTTGCGTTTCGCTTACTGTTCTGTTTATCGTTTTTATTAGATTGGTAATCATCATATTTACAGACAGTTAACCGTGTCGTTTTTCGTTCGTTTTTCGTTACAACCATGTTTTCTTTTTCTAGCAACTTTAGAAAACGTCTAACCTTACTTTTATCCCATTTCCAACGCTTACCCCACGAATCTAACGAGCGTAACGATTCACCCCTCCCACATGTAAACTTTTCAAAATTTATAGTAATTTCTGAGGTTTCATGATTAACAGTTAACAGTATATCTATCCAAGCTTCCAACTGTGAATAAGTGTGAACTGATTTATATATCCAATGATCTTGAAGTTTGCGGTGAATACTAATCCACCCCTTGTTATCTATATTATCAGGCATCAATTTCGTCCCTTTCTTTATAGGTATTTAAAAAACGTTCTGTTATCCTTACGCCCTTATTGTGCATTACGTTTTGCAGTTCTAAAAAAAGAACATTACTACATAAGGCTATAAAAGCCTGCTCGAAATGCTTACATTCCTTTCGAGTAATACCAGAAATTAAAACTTCCATCCTATCGAATATCCTGCCGTTGTCTTGGTGTTGCTTGCGTCGAGCATAAGGGCACCTTGCTATACCTATATAGACCAACTTGTTTTTATATATTAATATATACACGCTGCATTTATCCATTTCTATACAAATGTAAATTGTAAAAAGCCTTAAAATTTAATTGACACGTTTTAATATATGTTTTAACTCTACAACATATTTATCAGGAATGGTATTTACTCCCTTTACCCATTGGTTTACTGCTCCCCTGGTTACACCGAGCTTTTCAGCAACCCAAGTTTGCTTAATTCCATTGCTTTTTAATATGTTATCTAACTCTTGTGCTTTCATTTAATTCAAATATAACTATACAAATGTTCATAAACAAGCTTTATTTAATATTTTCTACAAATCTCCCCTCACTTTTGCAAATCTTTCGCCTCTCTTCTTAATAATTGTCTCCTGAAAAAGATAGCATGATAAGAACGGTTAATAAAAGTAGTAAACCACTTGGCAGGCTTTTCAAGGTTCTCAGAAATTATCCTTAATTCCTTTTCGCTCCAAGTATGATATTGCCTCAATGGTGGCCCTTCTACTTTGTCTCTTTCCCTTTTAGAGTTATAGAACTTTTCTTGTTCTCTAACTATCCTGTTTAGTGTTGCTAAGCTCATATTCTTGTATCAAATCAATGGTTTTTAAATGGCCAGCGATCAATTCCTGGCATTCTTTTAATTCAGCTAACAGCCGGGTTTCCTTATCGCCCTGCTGTTTGATCTGTTGGGTTAGGTGTGTTTTGGTTGGGGAGGTCATAATTGAACCCAATACTTATTGTTAAGCATTTTAACAAGATTTTCTTCGCTACTCAAAAGAGAATTCTTCATCCTGTTTGTATATTTAAAGTGTATTTTGCCTTTTTCTAAATTAGTAATTTCTAATTGGCAAGACGTACTTACAATCTTAAAGCAATCACCTACCTTAAACCTTTCTTGCTCAATTTCAATTTCTTTACGCTTGCCTATAACCCCTTTTAATATAAATTCAGGATCGTAGACTTTATTTTTAATAACGCTTCCAGGTATCACGGATTGTATTTTAAACCCATTGGCTAATAAATGGGAAACCATTAAATCCTGCTCAGCTTTATCTAGTTCGTCTTGTGGAACATCTATATATTTTTCGCCAATATTTACAGGCCACTCAATTTGCTGAGCAGCCCGTTCAAAATACGACTTACCAAGAGAGGAGGTATTTTTCATAATTAAATTCTGTTACTGTTTTAACTTCTATTCCTTCGTTTTGTAATTGTGTTATGCACTTTTCGGATATTGACAAGATTCTAAATTCATTTTTACCCGCTTGTGCAACCTTCATCAACTGTGATTTAATTGACCTATATTCTATGGTATCGGTTCGCTTTCTTAAAGTATCCGATAATAATGTTTTTTTACTCATTTCTTAATTATTACAATAAGGGCAAACATCACCGAACGCCCTGTAATCCCATGTGTGTGCGCAGGATCCGGTGATGAATATTTCGTGATTATAGATTACTCTATCTTCCATAATGATAAAGTATTAAACGCAGTATCTTTATAAGCCCTGCCACGTAAGTTAAAGTGGACTTCTACAACTTGACCTGTGCGCAAATTATCAAGCAGTCTACACTTATCATTTACCGCTTCAAACATTAGGGTTTGAGAATACTCACCTTCTGTTTCTAAAATTAATCCACGTTTAGTTAATTTTTCGGTTACTTGTTTATCCCCTGAAATTGAAACAATTTTTCCTTTTTCTAAATAGCTCATATTATGCTTGTTTTTTATTTAGTTCATCATCTAACCACTGCAGATATTTACGCCCTGCAATCACTTTCTTTTTTATTAATTCTTGCGCTGCTTCATCGCGTTCAACCACATATTCTAATAGTTTTTGATTAAGTGGCAAATCATCATAGGTCATTGATTTTTCAATTTCAGCGCATCCTTCAATATATGTTATATTCCCTTCATCAGGCTGGCCCATCTTGAACCATAAGCTACGTTTAGCCGCTTCTATTAATGGTTCTGGTGTATTTACTAAACAGTATGCCAACGGAGCATTTAAAGCCCCTGTAAGCCACATATAACCTTGTAATTGCCAGTAGTATAATTGGTTTAATTTCTTCACGAACGTACGCCTGAAGGTATACAAATCCCACGAACACTTAATATCAGGCACTGCCGTTGCTTCATGAATAGAGTTACCCTCATACAAGTCAGGGGTACCCATTATAAAAAGGTTTTTAAGATGAGTTTCATTCTTTTTAAAGAACTTCTTTTTAACCCGGCTGTAAACTGTGATCCCATCTTCTTCAACCATTAAGCCCTTTTCAATAAACTTATTGGTTATATCTGTTTGTCTGCCAGTAGTTGCCTGAGTATGTATGTCAGAAAGATGAACCCTGGCCGTTTCGGATAATTCAACTTCGTCTTTTATCAACTCAAACTCAGCAGCCATTTCACGCGCCTTTTGAACTGCAATGGCCTTGTTTTGCCACGACTTCATTTCTTTGCCTTTTGCATCAAATTGTTTAATTTCTGATAATTCAGTTTTTAACCTATCAAATCGAGACTGCGCGTCTTGCCATTTTTCAAAATTGGTTTTACCTTGAACATCAGTCATTAGGTGCCCCAAACTGGAGCACCTAAATAAGTGGTGAGTGAAATCCATTACAATGAGTTATAATGTTGGTTGTACAAATCGGCCTGAACATCATTGCTGATTGATGGTGCAAGTTGCTCTAATTCCTCTTTAGTTTTACAATCATTTACCATCAAACCGAAGCGTTCATTTTCTTTATTTATTTCTTCTTCGGTATTATCAATGTAGGTTACATCTTCAGTTTCTGCATTATTAATAATTGCCTGATCTGAATTAACCGCACGTTGCATTTCAATAGATAACGGCGCGTATTTTGATAATAGCAACTTAGTAACCGTTTTAAGGGCCATGCTTTCAAAGTTGGTTTTCCATGTGCCGAACTTAAATGTTTTAGAGTACTTTCCACCGTGTCGTTCAACTTCTTCACGGCTCATGTAAAGCGTTTTTTCAAATCCATTTAACAAGGAAAAGTAAGCTGCGTAACCAATTGGTTCACCTTCACCTACTACCGAAAAATCAAATTCAATACCGGTAAGTGGATTGTTAGACTTAACCTGACCATCATATATAGGGCTTGCCGATATGGTTTTAAATAGTCCGCTACGTTGTGCAAGCTGAATAAATCCTTTGTAACCTAATTGAAACTGTGCTACATTTTTCCATGTGTCCTGTTCACCTGGTTTACCTTTAACCTTTTCATTGTAAGGGATAATATAAGCAAATCCCAGATTATTATTAATTGGCAAATCTAATGTTGCGGCCATCATTGCAGCCTGATAGATACTGGCTGGCTCGGCTTTAGCAAGTAATTGATTTTGCGCCACGCATTGCAGTATTGAAGTGATAAATGCTGTTGAACGTTTACCCATTAATTCGGTAAACTTTGCCTTTACGTTATCCTGTGCAAAAAAGTCTTTCGGCTTTGCAGGTACGTTGCTTTGTGCCTGTACGGCTGTTGTGTTACTCATTATTTCTATTTATTTATGTTAATTAATTGTTGCGTTGGGTGGGGTTAAAGATTAGATAGGATGCGCTTCAAATCTAATGCTCCTCGTTTTAGCGCAGAGGCTTCTCTTGATACAAAGCACGACCTTTTTTCTTCGGGTATTTCATTGTAGCCTCTTTCAACAGAATAGCCAGTTTTATTATTTAATGCTCTTTGTTCAGCAGCTAATACACGTTCGTTAAAGCGTTCAAGCTCGCGTTTGATTTGTCTAATTTTTATTAATTCCATATTGTGTGTTACTAACAAAGCCTCACCTCAATGGGCAGCGTCAACTAATCCCATCAAAGCAAGGCTTCAATTTCTTGATTGTTACCATAATTTGACGCTGGGTAACATTTAATACATTACTAATATACGCTTTATTTCGGCAGGTTGGTTATAACATTTAGTTATAATAGATGGTTATAATTTTTTAAAATATTTTTCAATATCATCGTCGGGGAAGCAGTATTCCATACCAGAATTGGTAAGTATAATAGTAGAATGTGTTTGCCTTTTGTGAACTTCGTAAATATAGCCCTCTGTAAAATGATTGTCCTCTAAATCATACAATGATTTAATGCAAAATAATTCTGTTTCTTCGTCTACTCTCATTTCACATCCTCCCCGTTAAAACGTAACTGATTTCATTTGAATATTTAAACGCAATAAGTACCAAGGCACCTAACGGCACCGCATACTTAAAAAAATCCCAAATAGCACGTTTAAATAACATAAATTCATACTGTTTGCGGCGCTGCTCCTGCCGTTCAAATATTGTCATCTGTGCGGAATCTTTTAGGTCATGCCATGTTTTGACCGATTTGTCTCTTTCAGTGAAATCGTGTGTACCGTTGTAAATTTTCATGTTTGTTAATTAATTATTTTTATTCATATAAGAAAGTCCAAATGCGACTACGGCTAAAAACCCACCCATGAAGCCTATAAACCCTCTTGCAAATTTACTCCATAGCTTTAAGTTAAATTCAGCTTGAGTAAAACTACCAATAAAGTATCAAAATGTAAATGCCGCTATTACAGCTATAAACGGTGATAATAAATCTGTTTTTTCGTCTTTCATATCTCTATCTATTTGAATTTTCAATTAACCAGCAGCTTATTCGGGCTGCAATTCCGAGGTATCTCCACCCTGCGCGGCCATCAAGCATACAGCCTAGCTTAAATGCTTTATTATACATGGCATTGAGTTGTTGGGTTCTGGTCATTTTATTGATTTTTTAAACGTTGCAGTTTTTCTTCTAATTCCTGAATTTCAATTAACTTTTGTTCTTCTGGAGATATTCGTTTGTAAAACCTTATCCATTGATAAGCCCAGACAGGATCACCACTCCATTCGGCATTCATATAATCTGCACCTAAATCTTCAGCATGCTTTATATGTTCTTTAATTTCATCTATGCTAAATTTCTTATTAGCAACTGCGTAAACTTCTTCTTGATCTTTCATGTTAATATTCTCCTATGAATCTGACTGCGCTACGGTGATAAACATAATTTAGGTTAGTATTGCAAAACCTTTTAATGATTATTAAATCACCATCTTGCAATGACTTATTACGGTAATATTGAAAAGCTACATTGTCGTAATAAAACTGAGTTTGTTTATTTTCTGCTGTTGTTGTATAGGTCATAATATCTTATTTAAGTGATTTGATTATCATGGCCCCAACGGGGCGGCATTGCTTGGTATGTTGATAAAAAGGCATATCTGCGTTTGAAATAAGAAAGGCTAACCCATCCCATATATATCCATCAAATGATTTGCCCTCAGTAATTTTAGGTCGCCACATTCCATATGGAAAATGAAAGTTTTTTAAGGTTTCATAAATCTCAATTCTTTGTCCTACTTGTAATTTCATATCCTTATTTGTTTAGGGCGGTGATTAGGGCATCAGCGGCCTGTACTGACATTTCAGATAATCCATCAATGTCATAATCTATTGCGCTGGCATTAGCTAATAACCCCTGCATGGCCATAGCAGCAAAGTGTTCGCGTTTTGTTAGGCCCAATGGGTTTATATTTACATTTTCTGAGCCGTATTGACCATGCACTGCATTACTTAAAATATGTTCGCTTAATGGTGTAGATGGATCGTTTGCGTTAGTTTTCATAAAATTCTAAATCTGTTTAAATTAAAATAATCGTTACTAATCGGTTTCGGGTTCTGTAATATCCGGATATTATGAAGGTTCACGCCTTCGTCTGCAGCCTGGTTAGCCTCTCCTTTACTAAATCCGTTCGCTATGGCAATGTTGTATAATTCAACACGCTTTTTGCCGTCTGTTGGAGTGGGTATGTTATACATTATAATGAAGCTGCTAATTCGTGGCACATATCGGTTAAAATCATTTCTTGGTGGTAGTTGAGCGGCACATCGTTACCTAAATCGTCGGTAACTGCTGTTATTTCAACCGATCCAAATTCGCTGTTAAATTCTACTTCAACTGGTGTGTCGATTTCGTCTACTTCGATGGTGGTTAGGAGTGTCATGGGTGTTATTTTTTAATTTATTTTCAATTTCAGTTAACCAAAATTTATTTTTAAAAACGAATGCTTTCCCTATTTGAGAAACAGCTAATTCGATCATAAAACCTGATTCAATGCAATATTGCCTATCGTTTAATAAAACATATTTAAAATCTTTTAATAGCTCTAAATCTTTATTATCTATAGAAGACTTAGACAACAATTTATTTAATCTAGCTGGTTTTATATAAGGATACCATATATTTCTATGTTCCATAACTTTAAATTGTTAAAATTTATAATGCAATAGTACGCCGTTTAATAATACGATGCAAATAAAATGTAAAATTATTTTAAAATAAATTTAAAATAATATTTGGTAGTTATAAATATACTTCGCATCTTTGAAGTGTCAACCAATAAGGGTTGCGTTAAAAAATTACAATTATGGCAAGTGGTTTATTAATATTGGTACGGGGAAAAGACGTATTACTAACCTCCGAAACAATCAACAAAACTCGACTATCATTTTACGAAAATGCTATTGCTTGTATAGAGGAAGCTTTATCTGGAGAGGTTAGTGTAAATAACATAATTGATTATATTAAATGGAAAAAAAAGCAATCATTTGAGGCCTTGCAAAGCAAAGCGCCATATAGCTTCACGTTTATACAAAGGGCTTATTATATACAATCAGGTGAGTGTATTCCGCTACTCAATTAACCCAAAAATATTCCGCAAAAACATTCCGGTATCTGCCAGCCCTGCTCGTTTCGATTGGCGGGGATTTGGTGGTATATGGCAGTATTAACTACACGAAAACAAACCTATCCATTTAAGACAATGGAAGTAAATGACACATTTAAGATTAAAAAAGAAAAGTATAATTCTATGCTAACAAGTCATAGGCAGCACAACAAAAATCATCCTGATAAAGCTATTGAAATTAAAGCTGAATCTATTTCATCAACACAATATTTAGTAACACGAACATCATGACCAACCCACTAACCCCCACCAACTGGAACAGCTTATTAAACTACGCTGGCTATTTAATAATGATAGCATTTTTTATAGGTGAAATTTATTTAATTTTTAAGGCGATTTAATTATGTCTCCAGAACAAATATACGATGGCACTTGGGAAGTGCAATGTGGTATAGCTCAGCCTTATCATCCCACTATTGACCAATATGGAGCAGGTGCTTTTATGTACGCAGCTTCCTTTAGGGATAAATTCAAAGAACACATTTATAACACTATAAATTTATCAGATGGATTTTATAGAGCTTCATCAATTGAGTTTTTAAACAATAAGTGTAATAACATTATAATTCCAAAAGCTATATGAGTTTCAATATAGAAAACATGCATGCGCTTATTATATTTAAATATATAAAGGTTCTTTTTCCCTTTAGCAGCCTTATTAAATTAAGAGATGATGTTATAGAAGAGGAAAAATGCAACTATTTTAAATTTGGATATATATCAGAAGATTTAGAGAAACCAATCCTTTATTATTAAAAATTAGTTATGAGTTTGACAAAAGAAAACCAGGCGAAAGCGGAAGAGATACTTCTTGATGAAGCTGGGTGTACCAAGGCATTAGCAATGGGCATAGGAGTGTCTTTTAAAACAGCCTTATCAGCTATGGAAGCCTACGCCACCCCCCGCGAGCAACAAGCCGTAAAAAAGGTGTTATTCACTTTCAGGGATATGGCACTGCATCAAAAAATTGAGCGACCAGTTTGTGACGAGGATAGCATGTATAACGCTGGTCTTATCGATTTGATTCGAAAACTTGATGAATTAGAACCCGACATCCTTTTACTTTTAAATGGAGGGGAGGAATGGAAATGAAATACATGGGAAGTAAGGATAAATACGCAAAGTATTTACTGCCTTACATTTTAGCAGACAGAAAGCCAAGTCAATATTATGTAGAACCGTTTGTTGGAGGATGTAATATGATTGACAAGGTTTCAGGCAATAGAATAGGCTCCGACTGCAATATGTATTTAATTGCTATGTGGCAAAATTTACAAGCGGGATGGTTACCTCCGCAAGAAATAACACGAGAAATTTACAATCGAGCGCGCGTTGCTTACAATGATAAATGTGAAGAACAAGCTAACTATATTGGCTATATTGGCTTTAATGGATCCTACGGAGGAAGATTTTTTGATGGTGGCTATGCAGGTATAACAACTGATAAGTATGGTAAGCAAAGGAATTACCCCTTGGAGGCTTACAATAATGTAATCAAACAATTGCCTAAACTCGCTGACGTTAAGTTTATACACTCCGATTACCGACAACTGCAAATACCTGCTAATTCATTAATTTATTGCGATTGGCCGTACGAAAATACTAAAAAATATTCCATGAATTTTGACCATGAAAGTAAATGGGATTGGTTAAGGGAGCAAAAAGAGAAAGGACACACCGTATTCGCAAGTGAATATTCAGCTCCAAGCGACTTTAAAGAGGTTGTTGCATTGAACGCTAAAAGTAGCTTGCGCGCCAATTCGGTAATTTCAGGCAACAAAACAAGTATTGAAAAACTGTTTACACTTTAATCTAACTAACCATGCAAAACAACCAACAGCCAGAGGTTAAGGTAGGCGATAAATTATATTTAATACCTGCAGATAAAAGGCACAACCCATTTGAAGCAGAAGTTGATAGCGTTAGTAGAGTGTATTTTACACTTGAGCATATTTCAATTAAGTTTTATAAGAACACATTGCAGCCAAAAGAGCAAAACTACGGATATAATTATCCTTACACCGTTTACTCTTCTAAAAAAGAATACGACGAACTTCAAGAACTTAAAAGATTAAGAAAGCTTTTAGCTGAAAAAGCAATGCTACTTAATAGACAAACAGTAGATAAATTGTTATCAATAATAGAATTACCATGACAGCAGAAGAAATTTATCAAGGGCAATGGGTGGCTGATGGGCTGACCATTAGGCCGTACATACCAAGTTTTGAAAGTTTTAGTGATTACAATAATTTTCAAAGTAAACACGGAAGATGTATTTACGCCACCGACCTGCCCAACGGGATATATGAGGCAAGCGAATTAGGGGAGGTGGTTTGGCAGGGTCTAACACAAATTAATAAACAAGATTACGGAAACTGGTTTTTTCTAACCTATAATTCAGAGGCTTTAACGCCTGAAGAATGGAAAATGCAGGGATATAAAACCCGCCAGTTCTTAACCACCAAAGAACCCATGAAAGAAGAAAGCAAAGAAAAAGAAGTGTGGCAGTTTAAGAAAGGAAATAACGGTCAATGGACTGATGAAAGTGAAGATATTATGTCAGAGTTCAAAAATTACAAAGAATATGAACAACTTCACTTTGATGCTAATAAAACCGGTAAGTTGGATATTAGTACCCGCATTAAACCCTCAACCACAACCGAAGCAACAGAGGGGGAAGCGGTAGAGCAGGCAGCAGATAATTATTCAAATAAAGTTGCGCCAAATAAAGAGGGGGAATATTATCATTATATGGCCATTGATGATGCATTCAAGGCCGGCTCACAATGGCAATCCCAACACACCGCCAAAGCATTAGGGGACAAGGATAAGCAGATTAATGAACTTAATTTGCTGGTTAAATATGATCCCGAAATGTATAAACTACAAAGCCTTACGCTTACTGATGAATTAGCGGAAAGCCAGGCGAGGGTTAAGGAGTTGGAAGAAGCTTTGCGCGAAATTTGGCCACTATCTACTAACGCATTTGGTGAATTATCTTTGGTAGAAATAAAAGGCGATTCTGTTTTGTTTCAGTTGAACAAAGCTATTGACAACGCAAAAAAATTACTTTCCAACCCCAATAATCAAAAATAAATAACAAGATGAAAAAACAAGCTTTTGAAATAAGTAAAACTGGATTGGACGAAATGGGCCAATCAGATATAGATCAACTAAATGAAATTCTACCATCCTTAGTAGAAAAAAGTGGCGAATACGATTCGGAAGGTAATGAATTTTTGATTTTAGAAGATGGAAAATTAGTTCATCCTGAATATTTAAACCTTGAAGATGTACCGCCCAATAATTAAAAATAAATAAGAATATGGCAGAAAATACAGAATACACGGAAGCAGAAAAGGCAATCGCATTAATGTTCTTGATAGATATTTACGGAGATGAAATAACCCGTGATCCAGAATATACAGCAGCGTTAATGGATATTTATATATGTGGCTACCGAGCCGGAAAGGACAACCAAAATGAGCGATAAAATAGAACAGGCAGCGGAGGAACTTTGGGACAAGTACTCCGACTATATAGGCGATAGCTTATGCGATTTTGAAATGGTATCAGGACGCTCGGTAATGCTATCTGGAGATTACAAGGCGTTTGCCGACGACATTGCCGACGTTGCAAAATCTGACCTTCAATCCACCATCACCAGACTACAGGCCGAGAATGAACGGCTGAAAGGGGCGTTGTCAGGGTGGGTGAGTGTTGAGGATAGATTACCTGATAACGACTGGTGGAAACGCGTATTAGTTAACGGGAAACATCATATTTTGCCTCATTTTTATCAAGCGGATAGTAAAAGTTGGTGGGCATACGGTAGTTCTACTCCTGTACATAATGTAAGCCATTATATGGATTTTACTGATTTAGCCACCGAAGCATTAACTCCTAAAGAATAAGAAAATGGCAAAGAAAGAAAATCCAAACTATATATCAAAAATAGACGATCGTACAAATATCATTTACCCAAATTACCATGACTTTGAATCAGGGCAAGAACCTGCAATTATAGTAAAAGGGTATAATGGCACGGTCGAAATAACACAGGGCGACCAGTCAATCATAGTACCCGATAATGCGCGTGAAGATTTGGCTAATCTTATAAAAATCACTTTCATTGTATGACCATCACAACAAATTGCATTATGCGCTTGAGGGCGTTGTATTTAGGGCAAAAGGTATTTATGCTGCCTAAATGGGAGCTAATGGAAGACGCAAGCCCCATGCCCTTAGATTTGGGCAATATAGATTCAGATTTACTTATTGAACCAGGCTATCTACTTCTCCGCGACCTCAAATCAATAACGGATGAAGAAAGGCAGCATGTATTTAATATAGAGTTTCTTCATAGATATGAGCGAGCTTCAGCAATAATAGGGTTTGATAGGATTGATTTATCAGATGGGCAATGGTTTAGAACCACAAATATTACCCACCAATACCTAACCCAACGCGGCTTCCTTTTACCTTTCTACGATGCCGAAACTAACCAAACCATCACTCCCGCCCAGTTCATTGAAGCAGGGGTGGTTAAAATAAAAGAATAATATGTTAAAGAGAACAAGATGCCCTCGAAAGTTGAAAAAAGAACTTAAAACATGGACTTCCATTTTGGGTATATCCATGTACATAGTTCAAAGAAACAAAATAAAAAAAGGGTTAATGGATTTTTATTATAAACCGTATATGCCATGACCATCATCCTAACCTCCCTAACCACCGCCATAATCTCCACGTGCCTGTACATTTACATTCACCAGTGCAAATATTTGCCGAAAATAAACAGCGGTAAAGTGCCGGTAATACAGTACTGGGAGAAGTATATGGTTACGTGCGAGGTTGTTGTTTGGATTAATTGTGCCGTGGCATTTTTAGCGGCGTTTATGAATTTGATTGATAGTTTGAACGTAATAAAATTAAAATAAGATGAACGATTTAAAAAGCACAGATTTGAGGATAGGTAACTTAGCGCAAATTAAGAACGGCGATATAAGGACGGTTATCAATTTAGATAACTGCATAAAGGTCACAGGTAGTAGTGAGCATCATACTCATGGCATTTCAGGCATTCCCCTCACTGAAGAATGGCTGATAAAGTTGGGTTTTAAAAATAATATGTGGGGCGACTTAAAGACAGACGAGTTTACAAAGGATAATATTGCAATGTGCAAGGTGGGCGGGAACCACTCTATTCATCAGCTAAAACTTGAGGGTAGAATGTGTCAAGTTTTAATAACAACGGTTCACCAACTCCAAAACCTCTACCACGCTCTAACCGGTCAAGAATTACAATTAACCCAATAGCCGCCAGTCGGTAATAAATTAAAGGAAATAAACATGGGAAATAGATCCACTGCCTTTAGTAAAGAAAAAAAATGGCCAACAAATACATGGCGGCTTATTCAAACTTTACAAAAAATATATCAACATTATCATTCCTTTTATGATGGAGAGTTAACCCTCATGTTCAATAATAATAAATTAGCTGTTTTAGAGAACGGAAAACTTAAAGAAACAACAAGTTTAAGCAACCTTGAAAAAATCATAAATTAAACAATCGGTAAAAAAATGAAAACATTATCAAAAGCAGAAGAAAAATTAGGACGTAAATTAACCCCGCAAGAAATTGAACTTTATAATTTATTCAAAGATGATGATTATTATATAATGTTGAAAGATGAAAAGGGGAATCTTAAAATGAAGAGAATAGACCCGTTACCCAAGTGGGTTGATCTATTAGAAAAAAAAGACCTAAACCCATTAGAACAGTTTATGATGGAGCATGAGCCGTCTGGTAAGGAGCAAGCTATATTGTTTAGAGATCAATTAATAAACCTCATCAAGTTTGTAGTTTAGTCGGTAATAAATTAAAGAGAAAATTATGGAAAGAAAACCAGCAATCACGTGGGCGCAATTAAAAGAATTTGCAAACACTTTAAATGAAGATCAGTTACAAATGCCCGTATTAGCTATGGGGAATGAGAGGGGATTTAAAATTCAAGCGGCTGAAGAGCTTGGTGAGGAAATGTACATTGACGATGAAGGTATGAATCCCTTGTCTGTATTCGAGCCATTTGATGAAGAAGATGTATTAGATAATTACCCTAAAGTCCCTGCTAATACACCGTATCTTTATTTTGATATGTAATAACTAACTTTAACTAAAACCTTTCGGTAACAGGTCAACCGAGTGAATATTATGAGTATCAATTTAAAATCATTATTAAACTTTTTCAGTGGTCTTTACCACAAACTATTAGGCGATCTGGAATCTGATTTTAACGACCTACCCAAAGATGAACAAGATGCGCTTATCAAAGGTGGTCAGTTTGGCGAAATTGTAAAGCAGAACTTCAGGAATGGCTACCATGCTGTGTTAGCTGACGCTTCACATGTATTAGGCCTATCTGAAGCGCAAGCTGATGAACTATTAGTTGCCCTGGGTAAAAAGTTAGGCATCAACTCACAGTACGGATTTGCTACTATTGACTACCTGCAGTCTGAATTCAACAAAGGCCTCGAGGATAGTTCCTGGGATGCTCTTTGGACTACGGTATCTGGCCAGCTTCAAATAATTTTAGGTGGTGGTAAAGTTAACTGGGTTACCGTAGCTATAGGCTTAACTGAATTTGTTTATCAGAAATTTGTGAAAGGAAAGGTAGGTAAATGATAACGCTGCATGAATTATTTTATGCTATTGGAGTGGCATTTATAGTCGTATTAATAGCGTTTTTGTTAGCATGGGCAGTAGCAACCTTTTTTGAATAATTAACTAACCCCGGCGCATCGAATGAGTAAGTCGCCTTTAATGGAAAAAGAAAATATGGAAGAATTAAAAACTTGGATTAGCGAAAGGCGTGATACGGTTTATTATATATGGTTACTTGAGGTTTTATGGCTAGGTTATAACGCTTGTTTATCTGGTGGTAGTTGGGCTTTATGGACTTTTATATGGTTATATACAGGCTTAAGATGTTTTTATCCTAAGTTATTTGTTTAATCACTTCTCATCAACTTCCGGAACCACACCAACCATTTTAGATAGGCCGTAAACAATTGGATCAAGCAACAAGGTTACAATACCCATAGCTTCATAAATCCAGGGTGCAGGAAGTAGCTTAGTATAGGCAAACCAGCCAATTACAGCTTTAGATGCAAAGAAGTAAATACGAAATATGTTCTTAGCCCACATCGGTGTTTCTTTACCTATTTGCCCTATACCGAAAGTTGTTTTTTGTTCCATAATCTGTATATTTGAATCGCTTAGTAAAAGGAACGGAGCGTCTCCATTCGGGCGGATAATTTAAGCGTTATCCGCTTTTTTAATTTTACAGTTCTTAACAATATAATCAACCAACTCCCCTGCCGCCTCCGGGTTCAACATAACCTCGTGCCCGTCAACCTCAATCAAAGTGTATACATCGTTCGGGTGAACCTTTATATCTACTTCACGGCTGTCTGTGTGCGTGTAGGGCATCATGCTAAGAACCTTTTATACGCCTTCTCCATACTAATATTATAAGGCTCTCTGCCGTACTTTTTAGCAATATCCATATAACCGCTACCATTATACAATTCAGCTACCCTGTGGAAGTTTAATGCCTTTAAAGCGGCTTTTAACCGAGCATCTGTGTTGATGAATTTAGCCAGCCCATCTACTTGTTGATATTCACCCTTTTTGAAGTCATCCCACATGGCACCAACCGAATGGAACCCCAGCCTACCAAAGTGAAAGCCCATGATTTGAGGTAGACCAATAGATGTTGCTTGCATTGCCGCATCCGGATTTTTAGCAAAAGCATCATTAAAAGCGATCCATTCTTTTGCCTGGTTTTCCACTTTATTGATTGACCATTTACCAGAAGGAGCGAAAGGTGCCTTTTTACGGAACCAGGATGGCTCAAATTGAATAACTAGTTTGCCATTAATAAATCCACTGCCGCCGCTTTCCACTTCTATAAACGCCCGTAATTGCGCGTAGGTAAGTCCGTATTTAGTGGCGATGTCGGTTACTTGTTGTTTGGTTAGATTCATGGGATTGCTTTTACCAAAGATAGTTAGTATGCACCAAACGTGCAAATACCAAAAAAGCCCCGCGTAATGCAAGGGCTTTGAAATTAATAGGGGAAAGGGTTAAACAAACAACCCAGAGTTTATACCTGTACGGGAAATAAACCTATGACCTTCTGGTGTAAAGTGACTGCCATCTGGCGACATCATCACAGACGCGTTAAAATTAACAGTAGCATCTAAATATCTGTCCCCGGGACGTGCAGCCTGAACCATTGCATTAAACTGTGTTTGATCTGCAGATGTGGCCGGTACAAATATGTGAATAATAGTAGCTCCAGTGGCAGCATATTTATCACGTATAGAAAGATAATTGGCAATTGCAGTGTTTATAGGAACACTTCTTAGCAAATCATTTAAACCTAATAACATGCCTACAAATTTGCCAGTACACAATGCTATCTGGTTATCAACAGCAAGTAACGCATCTTTAGTTTCATCACCACCACCAGAGAAAACAGCAAAGGGCTCATTATAGTGATTACATATTAAATTGGCAAATGTTAGCGATTCATCTTTTGAAAAAGATCCATTTACCCGACTATCGCCTACAATAATTCTTGACACGAATTTAGGAGTTGTTGTATATACCCTAACCCTATTTATTTGTATTGGGCCACCTACATAGTAAATACCCAACTGAGAGGTGTTGTTATTAGCCCATCCAAAACCTGTACTGTTACCATTTTTAATAGTTTTACGTATAGGGTTTAAACTCGTAGTTGCTGTACTTAAAGGCATTGCTTTTTGAGCATTAAATCCCTCTGCTGTGTAGGTGTTCTTATTTCTAATTAACCTAACTGTAAGCTCATCGCCGGCCGCATGTGCCGCGCCATTTATAGCATCCCCACCACCTAAAGATGTATTCAATTCAGGATTAATAATCCCTATTGTACCTGGTGATAAATTGGAAAATCTAGCAACAATTGACTGTTTACCGGCAGTTACACTGTTAGTAGATTTAAACCCAACGGCTAAACCATTAGTTGTGGTAGAGGCGCCATTTACTTGAGTGTATGTAACTTCAAATACAATGTTTTCATCGTTATAATATTTGTTATTGAGTAGTAGTATTTTATCAAACGATGCTGCGGATGCACTTGTTAAAACAATTTTTCCATCTGTAATAGATGCTTGCAAATCTCCACTAATTGTAAAATCGTTTAAATCATCCCACCAGAACTGGTCGTATATTAAAGATTGGCCTGTCGTAACAGCTTTTTGAACTGCCGCACGTGCCATAGCGTCTGTATAAGCTGTCGCGTTATCTGCAATTGAAGCAAGTTTTGTTACATTGGCATTGGTGAAATCATTAGTACTTAATCCCTTACCAGATATTTTCGGCTGCAATCCAGATAAATCCTGGTCTCCGGTATTTGTACCTGTTATATTATTTAATTTGTTAAACTCTGCTGTTGTACCTAATCGACTACCAGGTACTTTGTCAACCTTTGAATCAATTGATGAATTAACTTGGGTTACAAATAAATTATAAGTATCAATGTTTACTTTTGTTGATAATGCTTGAGCGACGTTAAAACCTTCCGGTGTATTTGAAAATGCAGTTAATATTTCATCAATTGTATCTAAAAAAGATGGATCATCGGCTTTATCGATTACAATAGCCTTTATAGCCTCTAAATCCGATGACTGCTGATCTGTTATAAGCGATTCGCCTAATGCTTTATCAACCTTGTTTTGAATAGCCAAAGCTACTGCTGCTGCATCGTCAATGCCACCATTTGCAGCATTTTTAAGTTGGTTAATATCGTCGGCCGAAACCGTACCGCCGGTTACTTTGTCATCAAATGTTGCTTTAGTTGCTGCCATTAGGATAATATAAAAGGTAATGTATAAGGCAATTGATTGTTTGTTGGGGTAGTTCCAGATTGAGGTGCACCAATGCCCAACGAAGTAAAGTATTCCATTATGGCTGAAATATTGCCAACTTGGGTACCATCTTGCTTTTGTATTTGAGAAGGGTAAATGTTATCGAAACCCCTGCCCTGATATAACAGAGAAACTCTATCATTTTCAGGAAAATTGTCGTTAAATTTTTTGTACTCGTCAATAAATAATGATGGATTTCCCCTTATTAGTTTTCCGTTTACAAAATCTATATATAAAATTCCAGTGAGTAGATAAACCTTAATAGTTAGCGGTGTGTAGCAATTCATAACCGAAGATAAGGAATATTGAATAATTAATTTAACGGTTTTATTATATTGGGCCTTTTGAATATCCTGCCTAATATCGCTAAGCCAATATAGGCTAATAACATTGTATATCTATCTGATACTCTGCCAAAAAGCATTACATCAGGGGATTCAATTTTGTATATAAAATAGCTAAAAATTCCGGTAATAAAGGCAAAGGTGTTTGCCGCCAAGAGGAAACCAGTTATGTAAAACATCCAAACATGAAACATTTTAGCAATATTATCTAACTTGTTTTTTACAGCTAGCTTAACAATTTCTATTAAAGAAATCAGCCCTGCTGCGTAATCATCTTCTAATTTTATATAATCGAGATCTTTTTCATCTGATTCGATGTTTTTAATTTGTAAACGATGATATATATACGATGTTATCAATACAATAAGTATAAATATGTTGAAAAGCGTTACTGAAAGGCCAAACGTATAATTCATGATTTCTTGATATATTGTGAAACGTCTACTTTTTGCCCAGCTAAAATTATAAAAGGTAAAGCTAACACAACCAATAGTATGATTAGTATATCAAATAGCGTGACAAAACCATCACCCATAGCTATTTTAATGGAAAGTGTTGTTTTTACCCCAGGCATAAAGTTGAGAAATAAGATTGCACCTATAAAGCCATAAACAACACGCTGAGAAATAAGCTGTGCCAATAACAACCATTTAGGAAGTTTAACTTCATCGTCAAGTTCTTCAATCGGGTTGTTAGACATTATTTGAGATTTACTTACTTTTCTTATTTTTTTATCTAATACAGACCAGCCGACTAATACGGTGGTTATTACAACTACATTGGTTCTTAGCCAGTCCCAAACATCGCCCAACCACCCTGCCGGTTCATTTCTCATTGGTTTTAAATAAACCATGCCTTTGACCACTTATAATAACTATAAATGATGCAATAGCTATGGAGCAATTAAATATAATTAATTTAGTAATATTATCTATGCTGCAGGTTATATAATATGCAGACATTTGAAATAGGTTTAAGATTAATGACAAAAACGCAATTTTGTAGAATTGGACGTGCCAATATTCATCACATTTATATTGCCCATCAACATAAACGAAGGTAGAAAACAAAGCAAATGTTAAATTTACCCAAATCCTACTATTTTGAACAGTGCAATCTATAACTTTTGCAAGGAATAAACTATATGACAATACATATAATAAGGTTACAAAAATCGTAAGTTTTGTTCTCACTATTTTCCGATTCCAGGATCGTCTACACACTCTCCTTTATTGTTTCTTATCTGTCTTGGGTCGGGGCAGGCCGGCAAACCCAAAGTACTTACATCGCCTCCATATTTAACATATTCTTTCGTAAGTGTATTTAAGACCGTGATGTGCTGTTTAATTAAGCGTTCTATAAATTCTTTCATGCCCCTAAGTTACAAAATATTTAAATAGCTGAATAATTAATAGTAACCGAACCTGCTGTAATTGAAGATAGTAACAGCGTAACCAAACTAGCTAAATTACTACCTAATGCAACCCCAACACCAATACCGTTATTAAAGTGCATACCGTCCCCTAGATTTGGTGAAAATACCGCGCCGCCGGGCACTACGTAAGCATGTATAAAAGTATCTGTGTTTTTAGGTGTTGCCGATAAATCATATATCATCACTATAACAGGGCCTGTATTAGTATTGGTTATACTAAATTCACCTAATTTTCGCATTCCCGCTGACAATAATTGCAGTGCACCGCTACCTGAAGGCTGGTAATAACCACGTATGGTTAAACCTCCCGTTGGTGAGGGATTTGCAATAACAGGTATAGGGCTTGCTGAATCGTTGTTAACTTTAACTGATCCGCTAATTGGTTGAGTGGCTTGGTAGAAATTACCAGCTACATTGAAAGGTTTTGTCTGTGTACCATAAGGTAAATTGTTTCCATCAACCAATTGTGTGGTTTGCGTTCCATTGGTTAATCTTTGATATACACTACTCAACCATCCTCTTATCCCAGAACCACCAGCCAAAGGGGATACTGCAGTGGCATCGGTTCCGTTATCAGGCCCCGCTGTAGGATTGTCAACCGAAACGCGCATTGCATTATTTACACGGTAAATAAAATCATATACGCCGTTAGTATCCTTAGCTTGCAAAACTGTTTTAGTGACCATTGCAAGCCTTGTATCAGCTAAATCATCAAGCAATGTTTCTAAAGATGGCTGTGCTTGAGTTGTAAGAAGTTCAGCCATAAAGCTAAACTCTTTTTGGGCTGTACTTCCGTTGGTATATGTTAATCTGGCAAAAGAAGCCCGTGGCGCAAATGCCCCAACTCGAGGTAATTTGCCTGCAAACTTAGAGTCAAACCCTACTGTTATGGGATTAGCAGATATTTTATTACCATCCTCGCTCCACTCTATTTTTAAGCTACCTACCTGATCTGAATAAAGAAAGAAAAATAAAGTAATGTAGCCGGATGTGGGAAACCAATCAATTACATACGTGGCATTCGGGGCCAATGGAGAGGGTGGCATATTGTTAGAAACCCTTCCACTAACAGGTACATTTACCGGACTGCCCATAGGGTTAGTACCTATATTTTCTTTAATCAATGACATATTATAAAACTATATAGTTGCCGTTATTATCCCTTTGTTGAACCTGTAAGCTTTCACCATTATTCAATATGACAGAAGTTTGAGTATCAATCTGGGTTGCCGTTAAAGTTACGTTACCTCCACTCAGATTCTTAAAGTTTAATATTTTACCTTGGGTTATGTTTGGGATATTTTGAGTTATACCTGATTGCGTAAATATGATTGTAAAATCAACTGCTGTTATCGTTGTAGCCGTTGTAATCGGCCTTATACTTGATGATTGCCCCATCAATTGAGTGGATGAGCCACCCAACCTAAAAGCCGGGTAATTACGTTCAGGAACCAACCATAAATCACCATTCGGCGCAACATACATCACGCTTTGTATATTTTCAGAGCCTTGAGGTAATATACCAGTGTTTTCGTTAATTTGCTTTGCCATTATTATACTGCTTCAAATCCAGCTTCAATTATAAATAAAGTATCAGCCGAATCAGCTAAATTAGTTATAGTAATTACTTTTATTCCTGGATAAAATACAGCACCATTAAATAAATAATGTTTGTTACCATCAAGATTTCCAGCCGTAACCGTATTGTCTGTAAATGTCTGTGTAGGGTATTTAATGATAGTACCATCTCCATAAGCTACAGTATATTTAACATTTTGTGTTGATCCCGAAGCCTGTTTAATATACATTTTACATGCCTGGGTAACTTCAAAACAAGCCACACCGGTATTTGTACCTTTGTTAATTACAGTTAACCACCCGTCAGCACTAAATGCGGGATTATTGATGCTTCTTGCACCAGTAGTGATAAAGTTTGTTATAGCGGTGTATATTCTACCAGGATAGGCCTTTGGTAAATTGTCACCATTAGCGGCTATAACAGCAAAATCCATAGGTGCTACTTCTGCATATCCATTAGGGCTTTTATGTGGGTCATTAGGCTGGAATTGACTATAGCCAAGCCATTGTGTTTGCTTAGCAATATCATTATATCTTAAATTATACCGTGCAGCTAATTCTTGAATAGCACGATTGTACTTTTTCATAAACTGCTGCTCGTCTACGTTTATAACATCTTGTATTCCTTCTAAAACTACCATGTCGCCTAAAGCCAAGCGCATAAGTATAAATTTTTCCAGGTTAGCCTTAAATGTAGTTATAGGTACTTGAGTGAAGCCTTCGTTTGCACCGTATTCAATAAATGAAATATCTGCAGCGGGAACATTTGCCCACCTTGTTAAGGCATCCGATACTGTTCCACCACTGTAACCACGGTTATTTACAGTTATTTGCGTGTAACCTATATTATTACATATAGTTTTGAGAGATTTAGGTGTTGGAGTAGCACTTATTTTAGCACTTGGATTGTTTCCTATTCCGGCTGTTCCGTTTTGATTGTCCAATCCTTCTGTAAAACTAGTCCCAAACTTTTCAATTGTTAATGGGGAAAATGTTCGCCATTTCTCAAATACCCTATCTTCGTTAGTTTCAAAGTAGGGTTGCAAGCTCCTATCAACAACACCAGATATTGAGAAAGTAAAACTATTGCTTTTAACATTTGTGGTTATTGTTTTAGCAATTATTCCGGCCGAAGGGACAGGAAAATCAATCCAAACCGTGCCGATTATTAAATACCTTTCTACCCTATAGGCAGGCATAGATTCATTAAAAACCAAGAAAACATGCCCATTGGTTGTATCAAATACATAATAATTTAACCCTGCAAAGTCTGTTTTACTTGTAACGCCTGGGTATGTGCCAGATTCAATGAATTTAACAGAATCACCCCACGCCACAAAGCCAGCACCTGTTGTTGTTACTGTTATAGATCCAGTGTTGGGATTTAAATCAATGATGCACTTACCATCTTTGCTTGTGACTAAATAAGCGACGTTATCATTTATATTTGGCAAAATAGGCAACCCTACATAACTCCAACCTGTACCATCCGATATAATGACGTTAAAGTTAGCAGTCAGTACTATGTTAGCACCATTAGTTGTATACGTTCCGGCACCAGCTATATAGACATGTCTTATTGTTGGCGCGCCTAAAGCTTTATTGGCTGGTGCAATTTCTAAATTCAATCCCATAACCAAGGGCACAAGTCGATCACGCAATTCTGGTAACTGCGCAGTAATGGTACTTATAATCAATCCTAAAACCTCTGCCTGATCCGTATATGGTGGTTGTTCTGCCATTATTTAAAGTAAAATATAGTTAAATTGTATTCTATGCCTTGAATTAAGTTTTGTTTGTTTAAAACAATAGTTGTATCGTCAAAAAAGTAATCTATTGCCGGGCTAATTGATTTATTGTTAAGTGTTGACCCACCCTGTACCTGTCGCGGTCGGAATGTTAAATCCTGCACATTATTTGTGCCATCGTAGGTGAAAATAATAGTGTCAAAATATGATTCCAAGTCCGTACCTGTTAAAGTTAATTTACCCTCGCTACCGCTTTGATCTGGCTCTAAATTGGCCGTTTTTAGCAATTTAAAATTAGGTTTACCCTTTCCTATCATGCTGTTATTAAAAGAACTTAAAGCATCCATAGGGCTATCATAGCTACCAGATGTTACTAGTAGGGTTCCGCTCCATTCCATGTTGACCTCATCACTAAACCACCAAATGATGGGCAGCCCGCTAATTAAAGCTGTATGCAATATCATGGCGTTACCAGGAACAGCGTTTAAGTTACCGCTAACATCAATCGTGTAACCAGCCTTACCCGCTAAATAATCTCTGAAACCACCTAAGCCACGTCCTGTAACCTCTTTAGTATCGCGGCTAATATTTAAAGTGCAATCTTTAGCATAACAAACGTTTTTGCGCTGACCATTAACCACAACAGCTAAATTAAAATCTTTGCCTTTTATTACGTTTGCCATTCCTTACCAAAGATAAATTATGATAACGATATAACCAAATTGAATAAGCATATGAAATTTAGTTATAATAGGCGCGAGGTGTACCGGATTTTTAATTTACAATCTTCTTAGCATTCTTTTCAAACTTAGCGATATACTGGTATTGGCTATCAAATTCAGTATCATCTGTTTCGCATATCACCAATTCAGCTTCTGATTTTGCTGGCGAGTGCGTAATGCTAAACGGAATAAAGGGCTTACCCTCATAGCCAGCTACTTCAAAAATAGAAAAAAACGATAAAGCACCACTTTGTACAGTAGGTTCTAATTTATACATTGGGCGTTGATAGCTACGGGCAAGCTGATTGATCGTAACTTGCGGTAAATAACCTGTTATGTAAGTACGGGTATTGGCCGGCGTGCTTGAATCAGTAGTTTCGGTATTTACAAAATGATCTTTCCATAAACTCCTGGTATTTGCAGTAGCATAATCTAACCCGTAAAACACATTAGCCGCCAGCCTTTTATTAGTTGTATAATTCGTTACTGGTATATCTACTGTTTTCTTTTCACTTTTAGCATAATTAGTCATATTGGTTACGACATGCTTTTCACCAATTTGCTTATTATAACTTTCTGCAGTATCGTTTAATGTCAGCACTAAATTATCGTATAACACATAGTATCTGGTGTCATAGCTTATGTTCGTATAGCTTTCACCTTGCAAATTCCCTGGCTGAAAACTTTCGTCAAAAAATACAGCCTTAGTACTATAAATATGAAAAGTTAACTGACCCGTACCTGGTATTTCTGGCGAATTAATAGAAAAACTTTGCCATCCTGAATAATCATTAGTTGGTGCGCCTTTGATAGATGTTAAATTACCTTCTGACAAGAACTGTTCTTGTGGTGATTTTATTTCTATCCATTGAGCATCAGAGGGTTGATCGTATCGATTTGGTGATTCAATTTGATCATCTGATAAGGCCCTATAAGGTGCTTGTCTGAGATAATAAGCCTTGCCATCATCACGTAAAAAATAAGGCAATACAGCAAACACCAAACCTTGTTCGAGATCAGCACTCAGACCATTGTTATATTTTGTAGGTTTCCAGTTAAAAGAAAGTTGTAATGATTTATGTATCTGATCAATTGGCACCGTTTCAGAAAATTCAATTTTGCCGTAATTGCTGCCATTGCCATATATCTTTAAGCTCCAATCACCTAAATAAGCATCACTTTTAGTCACACCGGCTGTTGTTAAACCGCCATCTGTTGCTTGTTTAAACCCTAAAGGTAATTGCCCCTCGACCGCGCCTACTTCAAATGACGGGTTATTGTACAAAAGAGATAAAAGGTTAAAATCCAGTTTAGCTTCTAATTGTTTGAACGAATTGTCATAACTTAAAGGTGGTATCTTTTGAACGGGTATTAATTCTTCATTAACTCCTATCTTTAGTCTATTAGGCTGCGTAACATTTTGGCCTGAATAAAGCAATTGGTTATTTACGTCGTATTCGTAAAATGATAAGTCGTATAATGATTGGTTAGGAGCTAATATAAGATGTGATAATACATTATAATCTACTATAAAGAACTTACCCTCATTTTGAAATAAGACCACCTTAAACTGCGTTAATAACAGCTCCAAAGCATCATATACCGTAATTGCTACACCATCTTCATCATAGAATAAATCAGCCCATAGGCCAACATTGTTATAATCCATTTGCCCATCATACTGCAATGACTTAACAATGGTGATATTACCTATAAAGTAATCCAGTTTATCAAGGCAGTATCTAACCAAAGCCAGCCACGGTTGAATCCTAAACAATCTAACCCCTGTCCCATCTCCAAATTCAATCCCTTTTAATGATAGTAAACCCTCAGTTGCCACTAATGATACATCATAGCCTAAGTCGTCATAAACGTCATCTACCTGGTCTGGCAAAAGCCAACCTTTAAATATTAAATTATCCCCTTCAAAATATTCTACAAAAAATGTACGTTCATCTGCCGTGGCAAATTCGTCTACCGTAAAATTGCCATCCGTAATTAGATTAATAGTTAATGAAGATGGCGCAAAGGGGCTTGATTTATCCTCTTCTTGCAATTTTATGCTGTGTATAACAGGTTCGCTCGATGTTTGCAGTAACACAGGATATTGAAATGAACTATACTGTTTCTGCATATTTGATATCTTGACCAAATAGTTAACAGTACCATCTTCGTTTTCAAATTCAAGTTTATATTTATTATGCGTGGTAAACTCCGTAGCTTTAACAATGCCAAAGTTTAACGTAGTTGATTCACCTGCTAAATTAGTTGCGGTCAATACGTAATTCCCCGGTTGCAACCCCGTATAAGTACCTGTAATAGATGTTACCGAAACAATATTAGCACCGGTTAATGAATATGAAATACCTGATGTATCTGATATAGCAATGGCGTGTATTGAACCGTCATTACTGCCTATATAAAGCTCATCTGTTATGCGGGGGTTAGGTTTAAAGTATATCATTAACCTACCCTACCCTTCTTTGCATCAGCGCGTGATAAAACTAATAACAAATCACTGCCCTTAACTTTGAACTCACCTGAAAGATTGCCTTGTTGTTCATTTGCTTTGTTGTTAACCATTGCATTAAATTTTGACATAGGAGCCACAACTTCATGTTCTCTACCTTCGCCAATAAGAGCCAAAGTAGGGCCGGTAACAATACCCCCGTTTGCAAACTTAGGTATACCGCCTGTTATCGCTGATATTTTAGAGAAATTAGCTGCAAAAGCTCCAATCCCGCCACCGCCTGGTAAAAATGAAAGTATAACGGCTAAAGCTGCTGCTGCTAATGTGGCCGCAATTAATTTTACTATTAATTTACCTAACCCTGATATGATAGCATCAAAGGCATTTGCACCATTTGAAATAATGCTGGTAAACGCTTCGGTTAACGATCCGGCAACTTGATTTGTTATATTATTAAATAATTCACTTTGTTCGTTAAAAAGCTGATTGTTTTTACGCTGTTCTATACCTAAGTTTATTTGCGCATCCGTGTATTCTCTAACCGCGCTCATTGCATCTAGGGCGGCCGTTGTTTGTCCCTCTAAGGACGTTGTTAAAGCGTCTTTTTCACCTAAATTTAATTTGCTTTGTTGACCAAATAACGGTTGAAAAGGATCAGCTTTAACTTTTTTTGCTTTTGCGCCTTTAGGCTCAGTAAATGAACCCGTAATTGCAGCAACTCCATTTTTTTCTGCTGCTTTATTTATTTTATTAATTAAATCTAAATTACGATCAGCTAATTTATTTGTGTCAGTTCTTAGATTGTTTTGTTTTGCTATGCTTTCATTTATGGATTTTTGCAACTCATTTACTTTTCCTGTAGGCACGAGAGCAACAAATGCCTGCCCACCACCACCCGAAAAAGAAGATGCTGTGTTTCCTGAAAGGCCAGCAGTGACCGCCTTTTCAACTGCAACCGCCGCATTTAAGGATGTTTGCGTTTTTAAACGCTCTGCCTCTAAATCAGCAATTTTTTGAGCGTTCTCTATTTGCCTGGATTGATTTTTTTCTAATATCCCTTCTGCTGCCCGTGCTTGTGCAACTTGCAATATAGACGTTTTTAACCTATCGTTAGCATCACTAGCACCACCAGTTAGTATTATTTCGTCTTTTAAATTGCCAAAGTAGGCCGGATATTGCTGTTGCAATTCATCAACTGCACGCTTTCTATCCCTTGTAGAGGCCGCATTATTGGTCGCTAAAGTGTATAGCTGATTAAGTTGGTTTAGGTCTTTTTGGGCAGCTTGTGCCCCTGACACCTGTGCACGTGTTAAATCGCCCAAGGATGATACATAATCGTCGCTCGATTTTTTAGTATTCTTTAAGGCACTATCTACCTTTTGCTGGTGTTGAACGAATAAAGTAATAGCCGATGTTACAACTGCTATCGCTAAACCCAACCCCGCTGGGCCAGCCAAAGCAGAAAGCAACGAGGCGCGTATGGTTGTACCTGTTGCCGCCGCCTCACGTGCTAAATAGCCGAACCCATCTACTAAAGGCCCAATATTATTTTGAATGGCTATAAATCCAAAAGGAGCATCTTGTACAACCCTGCCTAAATTCGTTAATGCAAATGATGCGCTTCTAGATGACGGCACAATGGAACCTAAAGCATTATTAACTTGAGAAACGTTAGGAGCGCGCAACCTATTAAGGTTTTCTTGAACTCCCGTTATTGCCCTATTATAATTATCTATGCTTTTCGTGTCAGTAGCCGCCCTTAACTTTGCTTGCAGTGATGTTAAGGCATTTTCAAGGTTCTGTATAATCCCGACTGGCTGCGTAAATGATTGCGCAAGGGTTTGCTTTTGACGTTCTAACAACCCCTCTTGTCTGGATATTGAAGCTGAAAGAGAATCTATTTTTGATACTAAAGAGGTAACCTCATTCGATGCTGTTGAATATCCACCAGCTAATAAAGAATTTATAGCTGCTCTATATGCGCCTATTTGCTGCTGTTGGGTGCTTAAAGTTCTGCCAAACAGTTCAGCGTTTCCAGTTATTACTGACAGTAGCGAAGATAATGATTGAGTTACATTGTTGGTAAGCTCGTTAAATCGCATACCAACTTGTCTGGTGCTATCAGAAACGCCACTTAATGCCGCGCTTGTAGCAGGGCTTATTGTTGCAATAGAACTACCAATTTCAGATGCAGAAGCATCTATTTGCCGTGCGCTGTTTTGCACGGTTTGCACAATAGAGCTTAAGTTCCTTTCGGCTTCCGAAACCCTTACTGATATTTCCGCACTTAAACTAACGTCAGGCATTTTTTAATCTTTCTTGTAAAGCTTTTAGGTTAGCTAAATCTTTTTTACTGAACTTAGGAACGGTTTGTTGTTTTATCTTTTCGTCGCCAGGTAATGGTAAATACTCAAACTTTGTTTTTGCATGGGCACCTTTTGTATCACGGTTAGGTGCGTATAAAAGCCAAAGTATTTCCCTTAGCTTAACCATAGTATCGAGCTCACTCTTTTCATGCTTCTCTGAATATGCTTTTACCATTAAATTATAATCGTAAAACGACATTTCAGCATATTCATACGGCTTTAATCCTAAAAAACCATATGCAACTTTACGGGCTAACTCGAAGTCGGGCTGCTGCTGTTTAACTCTTCGGCCTTTTTTTTTATGGTTTCTACCGATTTTAACAGATTCTTACCAAACCTACTATCATTAAACACCTCATATACATCAGATATTTGTTTAATGCCCTCTTCTGTGGTGTATAACTCTTCTACCTGATCAACTATAAATTCATAATCAGGTGATTTGGTACGCTTATTTACAGCGTAATTATAGGCTCCGGCATAGATAATATTACAGGACTGTAAAGTCACATTCTGGCTTGCCTGATCCATTATCAACCGCATAAATTCCTCGTTAGCAATCATGCCAAAACACAATCCTAATTTAGAACCGTCAACTAATGTTATTTCAGTATTATTATTCATTACGCTGCTGCTGTAAAGAACGGTTCGCCTTGACCGGTAAATGTTACGCTAAATGTCGCAATATCATTATTAGGGGCCGTAAACTCTAAAGAAGTGATACGTACACGACCACGTATAATATCATCAGGCTCTCCAATATTGTACATTTCAACATTAAATACTGTTCCATTTTTCCATAACAATGCAAGTTCATGAAAAGAGGCCTGTGTGTTTTCGGTACTTGAACCTGGTATTGCTTGGCCTTCTCCGCTCATTGTCCATCCGCGCTCACCTTGCAGGTCTGTTGCCCACCCATCCGTACATTTAGAAGATGTGCTAATTGAATTATCAACAGCTTGCCAACCATTTGAGGTTAAACATACCAAATCCTGAAAAGAAGTACTACCGTTAGCAACCGCACCGGTTTGTGTTCTAACTAAGTATACTTTACCATTTACGCCTTGTGCCATGATTTTATATTTGTTCTATGTAGTGACTAAAGATAAGAATTCTTTTATAATAATTAGCAACCTTAGTTTTTTCGTCTTGTTGCCGTGATAAATCTAAATTTGTTTTGTAGCAATTGAAACCTGTAATTGGTATTGCATTACTATAATCCGTAACAATGCGCTGCAATACTTGATCTGCCATCGTTTCACTGGCTAAACTACTACCATTATAAGCAGGATAAATGGTTACACAGTCAACCTGTATAGTGTGCCGTGACTGGTATTTTTGTTTAATGTTTAAGTCAGCGTTGCTCTGATTAGACAATATAATATACTGTTTTGGCGGGTTATCACGAGTATAGGGCGCAATTGTATCATTTACTTCATCAGAATATACAGGGTAGCCTATATCAGCCAATAGGGCTATATAAGACTTTCGTAATTCTGTGGTAGCATCTTTCATCTTACTGCTCTATCTAATATTAACTTTAACCGGTCTTTTAACCCCGTGGTGTACCTTACCCAATTTGGGTACAAATAGGGTGCTGACCTTAATTTACCCTGACCATTAATAAAGAACTGTCTGGCTACCGATTGCCATTCATCAGGTAAAGTAGGCACCAATGCAGCTGCACTTTGCCCTGTCCCGAATTCTGTATATGCACCAATTGCACCGGCATTAACAGAAATACGTTGAACTAAGCCGCCTTCAGCCGCAACCTTTTGTATTTTTTGCCCAATTGATGTTGGAGCCATTCTAATTGCACCTATTTCAATATCGGTAGCAGTAGCTTCAATCTCTTCTTTTAGTTCATCGCGGATAGCCTGACTTAGGCTGTTCAGTCTACCTATAAATTGATCAGTACCTCTCATTGTTTAACCATTGCTATAACAAACCACATTCTCCTGTCTTCGTTCCACTGCTGAATACTTGAAATGGTTAGGTATTCGGCCTTGTACCTGATATGCCAAAGTTTATTAATCACCACATCAGGCCGATACCTAAAATATAACTCATAACCACCTTGTAACACCTGCTGATTAGCTTGAACGCTACGATACTGGCGTAATGGGCGTACATTTGCTTGTGTCCAGTACACCGTTTTTTCAGTAGGTGTAGACCCGCCAGCACCGTCAGGCGTTTGTACGTATTGAATGAATACAATACGGTGATTAAGTTTACCAGCTTTCAAAATACGTTACGGCTATATGGTTGTGATAATTTTCGTGTTGTATTTACAACCTCATTAACACTTTCGGTTGTGCTATTTTCTCTGTTTTCGTATGCAGTAGCTATATTTTGCAATAAAGCTAAACGCAAATCATCAGGTAAACAATCGTAACCGGCATTATAAGTAATATCTGCATTGGTTGGCAGTATAAATACCGGCCATTCACTGCTGCCTACATTATCAACCGAAATATTATTACCTGAAGTGTCTTTGATTACAACATCACCAACCACCGGACCATATTTTAAACTAAATGGCTCAGGGTATATCATCCCGCAACATGCACGGCGGTAATTTTCCGTTACGGTTCGATTAACCAGCCAAATACTTAATTGCCTTTCCATATTTAAACGCTGTCCGGTAATAATGGTTTGAATTACCCGGTCGTCAAAGTTATCATCCGCATCAATGCGGATGTATTGCTTTGCTTCGTCTAAAGATATTGGCTCAATCATTAGTTGGTTAGCTTAGTAGCGTTTTTTTCTTCTTTAGTTTGGCGCGTTGCCTTTTCTTCTTTTAAGTTTACCTCTTCAGCGTGTCCCAACCGTACCATTTCAGAGCCGGTAAATTGATCTACTTCAACTTCAAGGTCTTTTTTCATACCAGCTACATCTTCTATTAATTTAATTTTCATATGCTCTTAAATTAGTTAGGCTTGTCAAAGTTAATCAACAAGCCTAACATTACAAAACTAAACGATTAATTAGGCAGCAGCTAAAGCAGTTTTTGCGGTGGCAAAAGTACCAGTAACAAATGCGGTTAAGTGATTTGATTTAATATAATTAACAGCCCTTAACTCAGCTAATATAGTAACTAAGTTTTTGGTGAAGTCATCATTTTCATAACCAATACTTATGTTGATTTCTTCACGCATTGCCAGGGTATCACGTGTAAAGTCACCTACCAAGAATGAACCGGCAGGAACGCCTACGTTAGATACGATACGAACACCTGAAATGGTTTGACCATCGGCAGTGGTGAATGGAGCCAGTAAATAGCGACCTTCCCCATCTTTAGTAAGCTCCATGTTCAATTCTTCAACCGGGTTCAGGATAACGTAATTCGGCATATATGCACCGTTAGAACTAACCATGATTTGAGTAATAGCGGTACGCACAACATCAAAGTTATTTGGGGTGGCTACTACACCAGCACCAGTAGGACGAGCAAATGTTGGTATTGCGTAGCTTAATATGCCTTTGATTTCAGGTGATGTACCCGAACCGCTTAATATACCAGCATCAAATTTTAAGTTAAGGCGTTCAATAAGTTCTTGGCGAATTTCAGCGTTTAGGAAAGCTAAATCAGCTAACATTTCGCGTGAAACTTTAATAAAATCAGTTACCTTCTCAACCTTTGCAGTGCGCTCGATAACATCAAAATCAATTTGTGATTTCTTGGCGCCTTCAGCAGTCCATGCAGCGTCACCATCTGGGTTAACTTGTTCAGCCCATGCAATGTACATGCCAGTTGTAGGACGTACATTTACCAATTGGCGCATAAATGGTTGACGACGTGGAATACGGGCAAATTGAGGATCCCAGTCAGTTAAAGCATATGTACCGGTGTAGTTAGTTGAAATCAACATCGTGCCAGCAGCTTTGATTTCAAAGTTTACCCAGTCAGACTTTTTATTATCTTTAAGGGTTGACAGGTCGATGTTTTTTTCTTTTAACAGGTCGGTCAAGTTCTGCTCAAACGATTTGTTTTTTGCCCCTTTTTCTTCTTTCAAGGCAACGGCCATTTCGTCGAACTGCTTTTGCATTACATTTACGTAATCAGCAAGGGTTACATCCTTATCAGCATGTTTAACAGTAAATCCGTCGTATGAGGCTTCAATCATTTCTTTAATAGCCTTGCGACCTTCAATAGAGTTTACAATGGCAGCACCATTGTCTTTAATATAAGCGGTGGCCGCTTCTACCGCTTTCTCGTTAATGAGTTTTACGGCTGCTTCTTTTGTTTCTAAAACTTCTGACATTTTAATTAAATAAGTTGGTGATTAATTTGTACTCATCAACCGGCTCGCTGTTCAAGTGTTGATTATTCAACGGCTCTTTTTCGAGTGATTTCAATATTGTTTCAACCTGTACCAAGCGACTATCGCTATATGGAAGGTTATACATTTTCGTTAGTAACGTGATTACCTGTTCCGGGCTTTTATGTGACTTAATGTCTCCAACAATAGCCAATTCATTTGCCGCCCATGATGATAAAAATGAGTATTCCCAAAGCTTATACTCAGTAATCATTGCTTTATTTTTCTGGTCCCGCGCAACTATACCATACCCAATAGACAATTCAGCATTTAAACCATGTTCCTTAGCCATTGTAATATCAGTGAACATATCACGGCTAATTTCTTTGTTCATATTGAACTGCGTAACCGTATATAAGCCATAAGGGTCGTTAGGGTTCATTTCTTTGTGAACGCCTAATACAATCGTACTGTTATGGTCTTTTAATACCCTGATACGCTTGGCATTTTCAGTAACAGTTTTATTAAAGCTGCCTGGTGCCGAAATGTCGCCATCGCTATCAATGTTGTTGTAAACATTGGCATAAGCGGTCACAATTCCGGCTTTAGAATCGAGGTCTTTAACTTCCTGTGAAATCTGTTTGAAATCCATTGGGTGTAAATATAATGAGTAGGTAAAATATATTTACTATAACCGCAAATATTATTAGTATATGTTATTATAAAATATTAATTTTACGTTATGAGCAAAGTAATACAAGTTGTATTGTCAGATGATGAGTATAAAGCTATATCAGAAGAGGCTGTTAAGCAAGATCGTAAATTATCTCAAATGGCAAGGCGTTTAATGATGAATAACTTAAAGTCAACATTTTCATTTGAAATTAAAGGTAATGATTCGGCAGGTGTTGTACGAAAAAATGACAATAGACAAAATAAATTATGAAAATCCTATACCTACGCGACGGTAAATGGCAAGAAGCTGAATTTATCAGCAGTCAACAGGGCGAGACAGTTATTAAATTCAGGGGTGCTTTAGTTGCTATGATGAATAGTACGGCAGATAAATTAATTAAGAAGATATGAAAATAATAAATTTAGAAGAGTTTTTAAAATTACCATCTAACACTCTATTTCATAAATACACCCCCCAAGTTTTTGGAGGTTTACAAGTAAAAGCTTGTGATCCCTTTGATAATTACGCTCCTTCTTTTTATGTAAAAGATTTATATGGCTTTACAGAGGGATCGGTCTGTTCAGAAACTAATTCTGATATTATAGATTCAGGGAGCTTTAAATGGGATTTAAATAGCGTAGGGAGAGATGGGATGTATGATTACGATCAATTATTTTGCGTTTATGAAAATGATGATGTTGAAAGACTAATTTTACAATTATCTATGTGTTTAAATCGAACCGCCTCCTAGAATAATATAATATGAAACCAATTAAATGGTATTTTTACAAGCCCATATGTGAGTTTTGGTATTGGATATATGGAACAAGTAATAAACGGTACTATAAGTACCTAAATAAGATCTGCGATACTGGCTTTAATTTATATGGCGATAAGATTACGAGGCCCCAAACCGCCTACGATACCCCGCAGCACTAAGTGTAACAAAAGTGCACCGGCACCTTATACGCTCCTTTCCAGGCAACTTAGGGTCGCCAGGTACATTACCATTAAACCCACCTACATTAAATTCGCTATTGAAAGGAACTGCGGTTTCATTTATGACCATGTGGTCGTGCCTTTCTTTACCATCAAGTCGCGTAATCCACATTTTATAGCCCTTACTTTCGCCTATCTCTTTAAAGTACTCTTTAGCCCCTTCTATTTTGGCAAAATTAGATGCGGTTGTGGTTTCGGTTCGTGCGATTAATAAAGCCCTTTGTTTGCCAATATCGCCCAGGGTGTATTGTCTGATTAAAGCAGCTGTTTGTGTATTGGTAGCATAAATACGGCCAGCTTCAGCTAATGCAGCTTGTATTTGCTCAATAGTTGTTTGGTTTAAGTCGTTGCTAAAGTTAAATGCTACCGTTGCACCATATGCGCTCATATTAGCAGCAAATAGGTCGTTAAGAAACGTTAAAAAGTCAGCCTTGATATTATTACGCTTTAAATATTGATACTCTTTGTTAGCGGCCTGCACACCTATCAGACGATATGCTTTAACATAAGCTTCTTGCCATACGTCGTGATTAAGTTTGTTAACATCTAATGATTTAATGACCGGGAGTACACTTTGCGCCAATGCTTTATAAAATATAGGCATAACCTTACGCTCCCATATAGCGTGTTGTTTGGCGTATGCCTCAGCATAACGACGTTCACTATCTGTAATCGCCATACTTCAAAGCTTCATCTACTTGATTATCTATTGTAGTGGTATCAGTAGGCGCATTAACGATACTATCAAGCGTTTCCATTCCTGATTGAACTAAAATAGCATTACCTAATTTATCATCGGCTAAATTATCATAATTGAATAATGCACGACGCTCATTTTCAGATACAGAAGGTTTCCCATATACATTGACCAACAATTCTAAATCAGGCTGCAGTTCAGCAAAAATTGAAGTATCGTAGTCCAATATTAGATCATCACCAAAGGCCCTGAAAAATGCATTTAAAGATTCTTCTGCGCTATTTAAATCCGGTACTACTGTATCGGTAATTAAGGACTTACGAGCAGATTTAACAAAATTATCAGTAGCTTGTTCTTTATCACCTATCAATACACTATCTACGCCAAACAAATTGCTTTGCCTGCTTATATTGGCCCTTGCAGCTTCTATTAGCCTTTGATCTGCTACGCTGTCTCCTATTGCTTGTACTTTAGCAGGTCGAGTTACACTAAATATATTGCCGTAATTGTGTTCACCTTTTAACTTTTGTGCAATTTTTCTATCAACCAACTCTGCTTGCTCCTGCGTCCATTGAAAATCTTCTATATCACTATCAGAGCTAATCATATACCCTTTACCACCATTATCAAATGCCCTTACTTGAGCTGTCTTATTTTTACTATCCGCCTTTATAACTTTTCTTCCTGGCACTGCAGCAGATAACCCTTTTATTTTTGTGTTAGGGTTCCAATCTCTTAAATGACAAATGTTTTCTTTAGGAATAGGAATGGTTACACCGTCAATTGTATATTCGTAATGGTGTATTGGGGACTTCCAATTGTCAGAGTATACCGGTGTGCAATTTTGCGATTCAAGTACATGAAGTTCTTTAAATTTACCTTTGTTAACGCCTAAATCTGTCGCACCGGCTCCGTATAAATAGCCATCACCAGTTAATTTGTAATAACCGAATAACGACTCAAACAACATGCTTTGCGTTTGATAGTCGTTAGGATTTCTTAATAAATCTAACAAAGAATGACTTGTTACTTCATCTAAGCCCTTTTTCCTGTACTTAATTGCATTTAAAAAAGATTGTGCTGTCCCTAAATCTTCCTGAAATGATTTATATTGATGATAAGATTTTTCATCTTTTTGACGATAAAGTAGCAAAGAAGGTACACGTATTTTACGAAGGTAAACTCTTAATGACTGGTAAATTACATCATTGTCAAAGTAACCATCCTGTATACTATTTACATTCCAGTTTATCTCTTTTCCTTGCACATAATAACCCGGGCCAGAGGCCAGCATAGCTGTATATGTAAGTGTTTCTGAGTTCCAAATATAATTGGCAGCATCTTTAACACGCTGTAACAGTCCACCTTTCTTATCGGCCATAGTCTTTTTATTGGTAAATATAGGAATTATTTTTATCCTGCGTAAAATTGTGCCTGTTTGCGCTGAAATAAGAACCACATACGCATCATAATCATATCTGATAAATCGGGTGATCTGCCTAATAACTCCTTTAGTTTATCTTTTGGCATGATTTGTTTTTTACCGTCCTTATCCATGTTCCATTGCTTGACCTGCTCTAATTCTTGTATTAAGTCAGATTTTTGATCGTTAGACATACAATCTATATAAAGTTCAGATCCGTTAACAATTTCGGCTAATTTAAAATAACATTGCGATTTTAAATGGTTATAATTCTCTACCTCTTTAGTGGTCGGATTCTCTAAAGGCCTTGAATTATTTACAAACCCTTTGCACTTCAATGTATCAACTACACCTCCGCCAACACCGTCCTCGTCTACAATAATATTTGAACGTCCTATACCAAAGATAACAGATTGCGCCTTTATAGCATCTACGCTTTCAGTAACAGAGCTTTGAGCTAACTCAATAACCTTTATCAATCTTATGCCACTCCAAATGCCAATAACGGTTTTATCACGGCCAAAACGGGCTATATCAGCAGTAATGTATCCTTCGCCTGGTTTAACAAAGCTGTTACTAAATATGTTGGATATTTTATCAAACGACATTAATACCGACGGGTCATCATCATACTCCCAATTTCCATATAATAAACGCTGCTTGCTATTGTTATCAAGCGTTAAAAGGTTTTCTTTGTAATGTTTTGATATAAATGGGTTATCTGTAAGGAGTGATTGTATAAAAGCCTTGGTTGACTTCAATAAACCATCCTTAAATGGCTTAAAGAAGCTTAAATATACCCAATTCTTTGAAGGGTTGCAGCTGCCTAATATTTTGGGAATCAACCCGTATTCGTCAAGTTTATAACGAATACGGGACTTTAAGATATTCCACGCCTTTTCAACTATTTGATTACACTCATCAACAAATGCGCCGGTTATTTCAAGCGATCCCAACTCATCAAAGTTGGGATCGGATGGGTAACTAAAAAGGTCTTTAAGTAGTATTTCAGAGCCGTTGTTAATATATATTACGTTCGATTGAGCATTAAAACGGTAATGAAAATTGGCCTTCAATCCCTGTATACTTGCAACTTGGTAAAAGCTGTTTAGGGTTGTTTCTTTTAGTGTCTTTAAGGAAGCTCTACCCATTACCCAACGGGTGCCTGGGTATTTAAAACATTGTTTAAGCAACCAGTAACAACCAAACGCCGATTTGCCACCACCAGCTCCGCCACCGAAGATTAGCTCATTGGTTTTGGTATCTTCTAAAATATCAAGAGCTAACGTCTGTTTTATCGTTAGTTCCATAGTGTTTAGTTTCGTTCCAGGTAATTACAGGTTTTGATTGTTCGTTGTCAACCTTAAAAAATCCCAAGTGTTTACCTATATTCTCATTAGCTCTGTTGGCGTTAGAAGCATCAAACTTCCATTCACCTGTTGGATTACCTTCAAAATCTAATACCGGCTCACCTTGCATACTGCGCTCATAAATAGTAGCAAAGTTTAACAAAACCCGCTCAAGTGTGTATTGTAACTTATTTGAAACTTTCTCTTGGCGCTCACTAATATACTTTTGAATATCCTCATTATCAAGCAATTGACTTGCCTGAGAACGTGCAGATTGAGGCGAATAACCAGCCCTTATTGCTGCCTGTGTTGCATTCAGGTCAATCA